CGTATCTCCAATCTTTAACAACCAAACCGTTTTTCCATTGGTAACGAGTAGCAAAAGCTTGTAGTCTTGTACCGTCACTGTTGTATACAGTTTGCTCGCCTAGATCTTCGTGTGTCAAACCTGCTTTAGATCCTTTAGGAAAAGGACAATATACAGTGTTGTCACCCCAAACAACTAGATATACAGAAGCGTTATCAGAACCTGATCCACCTGCATTAAGAATGTTTACTGCGTTGTCAGCAGATAAATCACCATATCTTGGTGCAAGTCCTAAAAACTTTTTAGGATCTGTTCCGGGATTACCATAGAACATTGTTTCAGCTTGAGTCTGGTTCATTGCTTCCAAGAACGCAGTATCTTCAGATAAACGGAACTGTGCAGTGTTACCATTTAACATTGCTAAGTCTTTGTCTACTTCAGAACGAGCTTCTAGAATTCCGCAAGCTTCGTCAATTTGTGCTGTTGTTGACTTGCTTGATGGAATACCTTGGTTTAATGCTCTCCAGTAAACACCGGGTAAACCAGTTCTAATAACTACACGTTCACCAGTAGGTAGATTACCTTCCTTAAACACGCAATCATCTAGTATTTCGTTGCTTTGTGATAGTAGTTCTGCAACAATTGGAACTCTACCGTCTGGGTCAGATCTTTTTGCCCAATCCGCTAGTGTTAAATTTGAGGTTGAGAGAGTAGCCATTTAATAACTCCTTACTTAGTTTGCTGATTAGAATACAGTGCGTTGGCTATGCCGTTAAAGTCTTTTGGAATGTTAGATCCACGAGGATTTGCACCTTCAGAATTACCAACATAACTGTCTTCACTGATTGCCTTACCTGCTCTGTACATAAACCTGATTATCTCAGGGTGATTTCCAAAGCCTGTCTCTTGTAGCAGCGACTTAAAAGCATCAGTACCAAAAGCATCTAAAGCTTGTTTTGCAACATTAAGATTTTCGTTTAACGCTTCACCACCAAATTCTTCATCTGTTTGTGATTCGTTTGCCCAATCTGCTCTGACTTGCTCTAGCATTTTGGCTTGCCTTTCCTGTATTACAGGGGCAACTTTGTCTAATACTTTTTGTGCATCTTCTTGTGGCAGGTCTAGTTCTTTAGCGACATCACCGAAAGCAGTTAAGACTTCGGGGTCGAGTTTTTGCGGTGCGTCAGCCACCTCTGCGTTAAACTCGTATTTCTCAGGTGCGCCTTCTTTAACGCCCTGCTCGCTAGTTTCACTTTCAACAGTGGTTTCATCCGAAACTTGTTGTTCCTGTACACCTTCAGTTTGCTGCTGTGTGTCAGTAGTCGCTTGTGTTTGTGCGTCTACTGGCTGCTGCGTGTCGCCTTCATTTGATTGGTTGGCTTCCGTCATCAGCATCTCTGACATTTTTTTGCTCCTTGATCATGGTCGGATATAGTTCGGGGCAGAGAGTGTGGATTTGGTTCAGAAGTTGCAAACCATAGTTTCT